CGGCGGCGGTGGTGGTCGCGGCGTGGGGCCATCTTCGCCTCCATCACCTTCACAAAGCCCGTCGATGGACGCAGAGCAGTCGGCCACAGCAGTCGCGCTGCCGCCATCAAAAAACGTCTCAAGCACCTGCCCATCGCATCCTGCGGCGTCCAGTCTTGGAGCAAAAGCAAAAGAACTTGCGGTGCCGCCAACGAGAAATGCCTCGCACTCGCCTACGTCGGTGTCGGGGTCAAGGTCTGGTGGACGAAAAGTTCCGTCGTCGGTCGGGCCGATTATGTGTCGATAGGTATAACTCGACGATACCAGTGGGCCTCCGCTGAGGTTCGGCTCGTACGGTACACGAGACTGCCATCCATAGGATGGGCTGGACTGAAACACAAGACGACCATCAGGCAGCATCGAGATGAGCGCCGTTTTGCCATCGCGCTCATACGGAAAGCAGTCCAGCAGGTCCGGCGATCCGCCCACGACGGCCACCTTGCGCATGCCGCCGCGCACGTATACCTGACCCGGAACGTCAGAGGCGAGGTTGACTTGATCGACAGCCGCCGTCGCGGGGATCGCAAACGGACTGGCGTTCGTGACCAGTCCGGGCCACTGGGAGGAACTCATTCGACCTCGCCTTCACTGCTCAGTTTCCAGTGTTCGTGCCAGTGTCCGGGCCGCTGGCACCGTAGTAGCCGAGCGAGCGCGGCGTCCCGGCGTAGGGCGGTGCCAGCATCTCTGGGTAGCGGTCTGCGCCAATGCGTCGGCCGCTGATCGGGGCGATGACGTCCGACTCCATAGCCATGCGAAGGTCGCGCTGGTACACCGCCATAGCGCCTTCGATGTTCTTGCCCATGAGCCGCGCCAGCCACACTTCTGCGGCCGAGAGAACGGCGGTGAACATGTGCTCCGAGAGGTCGAGGTAGTCGCTGACCACCGTCTTCGCGCCGGTCGGGGCGGTCCCCACCATGCTCCCCGCCACACCGAGAATCTCCTGCGCCGTGTACGGATACACGCCCGTCAGGCCCTCAGGGAAGTTGGCGGTGGTTCCGTAGCGCTTGACTGCGCCCGGCGCAGTGGTGGCGGTGAGCGAACCGTTTCTGCAAACCGTTTCGTAGCCCATGAACTTGAGCGGAGATGGCTTGCGGCGGTAGGTGTAGAAGAATCCCGTTGCTGTCGTGGGCTGACCGGCCAGCATGAGTTGCCAGCGGTCAGGCGATGACGGGGCCTTCATGACCGTCCAGTAGATCGGGTCGCCGCTGCCCAGCGAGTACGACTCCAGACGACGCCACTCGGCTGGCGTGATGTAGGCCGTGACCGACACCTTGTCCGGAGGAATGAGCGCGTCGACGTTGTTGACGTTCTCCGGAAGCAGGTAGATTTTGTTGTCGGTGCCGGTGACGGCGGTCGGCAGGGACGCCTCCGTGACGTACCACAGCCAGTCCTTTGCGTGGGCCACATCCCGGTAGGCGTGGTGCGCCGCAGCCCGCAGGGCGCGATGCTCGCTGTCCTGAGCGCCGCCCCCAGAGGAGGCCATGAGATACTCGATAAGGTCTTGGGCGGCGTAATACATCGACAGTCTCCGGGAATGGGGTGCGTCCTACTTATTCTTGTCCCTGCTTGGGGTGCCAAATGGCCACCGGCACTACAAAACGCCCCTCCGCCCGCTTTCTCAGCAGATACACGCCTCCAGCCTCCCGGCAGGCGGCGTCCTCGTAGACAGGCTGGGCTCTTGGGGGGCTGACCGCAGCGCCGTCCAGCGGGCCTCCGACGCAGGAGTAGACGGGACTCTCTGCCTCCGCGTACCAGCCGGACATGCGGGTGTCTGAGTTCATCGGATCGGTCAGCGCTTGCTTTCTAGTACACGCAATCGACGGCACCGGAGCCCATGTATGTCCATGGGCCTACGTTAGCGCCGGATCGGGGCCGCACGCGCCAGTGCGTGTAACTTTCGTCAAGAGATCTATTGGGCCCGCCTACCACTAATTGCACGGTCGGGTCAACAACGACCACCCCTCCGTAATGCCTGTAGGTCACAGTTGTCGATCCCACAGAAAGCCCGCTGGCAGGAGTTATACATCCTTGTTGACTCGCGGTGGTATATGGAAGAGAGTATCCCGAGACTCTAGATGGAAAATTGAATGGGTTTGGGAGCGACCAGTTTGTGCTTCCTTTCTCTACGTCAAACGACACTCCGCTTGGCCAAGTTGCGAGACGCGACCACGACCATAACAGCGTGGCCACTGGCTGCGTTGGAGTCCAGCAATCCCTTTTGCACGTTGCTGTGCTCGATTGCGCCATGCTGACACCGCCGACAGGGATCGGTGCAATCGCTGAGGCAGAAGGAACCCCCGTCACGGGAGTTGTTGCGTACGTGGTGCCTGCGGCGTTTTGCGGCGCGACCGTTACGGAATACTGCACGCCGTTGGTGAGGCCCGTGACAAGCACCCTGCGCCTTCGAGCCCTATCTCCGTTTGCAGAGCCCGAGATGCGAGGGCTGCCGCTGGGGTCGTACGAATTTGGAGCACCCGAGTCGTCTCGGAAAAACATCAAGGTGGACAAATTGCTGGCTGTTTCCGTTAGCGTCACGGGAGCGCCGCCCCCAGCAGGTGTCGCCGTTATCAAAAACGACGTCGCCGCGTCGTAACTATCCGCCGTTAGGACAGCGCCCTGCGCCAGCGAATTGAAGTCCACGTACAGTCCGCCGTTGGCGGGATGCACTTCCACTTCCTGCGGCATCGGGGGCGGCAGATAAACACTAGGCCCAACGGAACTAGACCATGCGCTTGTGGCGTATTGCGTAATCCCGGCTCCGTTTCTTGTAAACCGCGCCCGAAGCAGCCGGAACTCCAGCGCGTCCTTGCTTGTCGGCACAGAGAAGCCCGGGAACACGGGCACTGAGGTGGGGGCTACTGCGCCATGCCTGCTGGTTGGAAAATGCCCGCCGATGGGGACTCGGTACTGATTGCGGAACGACGAGGCGGGGTCGCGGTCATGGCGCAATGAGGCGTGCGGCGTGAATGTGTCTCCCACTTTTCGCCACTCGATTACATAAGCCTCTTTGTATAGCCAATCCGAATTGCCACCGCCGTCCCACTGCAAATACACCCATCCGTCGCGAATCTCTGCCACGAGGTTGGCGGGAGTCGGGGCGGTTACTGGCAGTGGGCCAGCGGGCATGGTTACGGCGGCGCTAGTTGCGCTCCACGCACTGAACGGTTGCGGCTCCTCCGGCAGACCCGGACTCAAGGCAGTCTTTACGCGCCTTCGGCGCAGCCGGAACTTGTAGGAGGTGCCGGGCGTTCCGGCCACGTTGTAACCAGCAGAAAAATTCTGAGTCGTGGAGCCTGCACCACCAACGAGCAGGTAATTGGCGTCCGTGCCTAGCGACACTAGGCTGGGAGTTGCGGGCGCATCGACGCCATTCCACGAGTCGATCCGCGCTCCCGGCGGCCTGCTGGCGTTGAAGCGCCACCCGGCGGCCTGCTCCCACGTTGCGCCGTCGTCCTTGCTGCGCTCTAGGTGGAAGTCTATTGGCGGATTGTCCGTTCCGGATACCACCTGAGTGGTTCCGCTGTCCCACGTAACCAGCAGGTAGTAGTCGCTCTCGGCTGTTACCGTTAGGCCCGTCGGGTCAGTGCTGGCAGCGAGAATAGTAACTGAGGTGGCAGGCGAGTACTGACCCCGCGACGTCCCGATGACACCCGCGACTCGCACGTAATACGTGCCCGGACTCGCAGTGACGGTCGCACCGGCTGTGAGGATTGTTGCAGTCTCTATGTTGATCGTGGAGATCGTGATCGTGCTGGTGGGAAGGTCGAGCCACGCGATGGCGTCGGTGGATATCTGCACCTTGAACGCCGGAGAGCCGAACAGCGCGGATTTCCACGACAGCGTGAACGCGCCGTCTCCCCGCACGGCTGAGAGGTCATACGGCGTCGGTGCGACATCCGGCGCAGGCGGCGGTTGCGGTGGTGTCGGCGGGCCGGGCGGAGGCGAGGTCGTGCCTGTGGACGAGAACACCCGCGTGGTGCCGACGAAAGCGCTCCGGATTGCCGTCGACCCCACACGCAGCGAGGTATTCGTGTTGCCAACCCGGACTGGCATTAGGAAATGAGATAGAGGGTGGTTGGGCTCTTTGTAGCCAGCGAGTCGTACGCCAACTGCGTCATAAACAGAATGTTGGTCACTGCCGTTCCGCCGACCACGCCAGTCGCATCACTTGTGGGGCGCACCGCCAGACTTGCGGCCAGATCGGTTACGTTGTCGATTGTGTGCGTGTGCACCGATGCTGCCTTGCCGTCTATGGCATCCTGCAAGCCAGTGACCTGCGCAATGGTGTGCGTGTGCGACGCCCCGCCAGAGGCGATTCCGAGAGTCAGCGTGTTGGCGCTGTCGTCGTACGTCTTCGTCAGGCCGCCGCTCACGTTGAGCAACGCGTTCACGCGATCATCTACGGCTTCGTCCAGTCCCGTGACATTGGCGGCTGGCACTGACGTCGCGCCACTGCTCAGAGTGCCGGTCACGGACAGGTTGCCGCCAACCGTGACGTTGCCGGTCGTTGAAATGGTGCCTGTGGAAATCGCTGTGGGCATCGCGTGAACGTGGTCGGCACGTGCAGCACTCGCTGCGGTTCCTGCTGCTGCCGTGCCTATCGGGGAAGGCGAGGAGGACGCTAGGCCCGACTCGTGGTCGTACGGCAATGCAGACCAGTTGCGAATGCCGTCGCCTGTCTTCCGCTTGCCGGTGTCCGTCTCAACTGCGGGCTCGCCAGCCGCGAGCACGGGATTTGCTGACGTCCAGTTGGAGGCCGAGTCCCGGCGAACCTGAATGCGTACCAGAGGCATTGGCTCACCCCTTTACGGAAATGCGGAACGATGCCGTACCGGCGTTGGTCACGGCCACGATGAACGGGGCGGCGAACAGGGCGTCGGGGATCGTGTAGGCGTTGTTTGCGGCAATCGTCGTGGTCACGGCGGCACCGTCCGCATTGAGCGGGCGAGGCGTCAGTTCCGGCCCGAACGCCACGTGCCATGTGATGCTGGTCGCACCGCTCGCCACAGAGTCCACAATAAGGATGCCACCTGCCGAAGCGCCGAAGGGAATCTTCGGGCTGGTGGAGGCGGATGCTGTGGCCGTCACGGTGTCGATAACGGCGCTGAGTCGCTCTATCTTGTTGGGCATTACTTCTTCTTCCTTTTCCAGTGCGGGACGATTCGCTCCTTGACCTTCTCGATGGCCTCGCCACGCTTGAGTTTGGGGTTGGCCCTCATCTCCTTGCGGACATGCTCATTGAGGATGCTGGGGTTGATGTCCACCTCTTTCGGCGGGCCCTTCTGTGGTGGCACGTAGTCCACGATTCCGTGAACCTCAAGGTCGCGCTTCTTGGCGACCCGCAGGACATCCCCCGCACTGTCTACCCACGCCTCCGGGTCACGATGGGCCCGGCTGTCCGCGATTCCGCCCATGTAGAACTTTCCAGCGGTTGAGATGCCAGCATCCTGCGCTTCCTTGAGCATGCGCTGGGCCACAACCTTCGGCATCGAGTCCATCCAGTTGCCGTGCAGCCGACCCTCCATGAACGCACGGTCGGTGCCGCGAGTGCCGGGAGGCTGTTGCAAAGCGGCCATCTCTGCGAACCGTGCCCCGACGCCCTCCGCGACCATGCGGAGGTAATGCTCCCGCACTTCTCGTGGTGCGACGGCGATTTCGTACGGGAGTTCGACGGGCTTTGGCATGGGAGTACCTACCTACTTCTTGTCCGCTCATGGACTCATTTCCGGCGGAACTTGAGGCACATCCTGAGGCGGCGCAGGAGGCTGTTCTGGGGGCATTGGCGGCTCGCCCGGTGGGGCTCCCGGCAGTCCCGGAGGCCCGCCCATAGGCGGCTCTGGGGGCGGTGGAGGGGGCGGGATGAGGTAGGGCTTGGCGTCGATGTCGAGGCTGTCGGCCCAGTCCGTGAGCAGGCTGTTGAGCGGATCGACAATCCCCATCGGGACGAGCCCTTGCAGGATGGGGCCAAGCGTCTGTAGCGCCGCCTGCATCTGCTCGATCCTTGTCGCCTTGTTCGGCTTTCTCGCTGAACCAGCCTCGATGCGGTACTCGAACTCACGGGCAACCGTCGAGGGGTCCAATCCCTTCACGTGCTGTGCCCACGCAGCCGCACCGAGCGGGCCGAGAATCGGTTCCACATCCTGCGGCTCCAGTAGCCACCGGGCAGCGAACGCCTCCCTGCGGGCCAGCAGGCCCATAGAGTCTTCGAGCCGGTTCGCCATGTCGTCCGGGCGGACGCTCAGTTGCTCGGCCTTCACGGTGGCCTCTGTGGCACTCCGTATCTGGCTCGACGTCATGGCGTAGGCGAGTTCGGTGAGTCCGACTCGCTTGTCGAACATATCCGTCACGGCCTGCACGATCTTCCACAACTCCGGCGAAACCTCCGGCAACTGGAACACGGAGATGAGGTCGTTGACGCTGCGGCCAAGCGTCTCGCTGATCTCGACCACCTTGAACCCACGCTCGCTCTGGGCGAGGATTTGATCCTTGATGTCTTGATCCGCCGCCTTGCTCACGCCAAGCAGCGTCTCGCAACTGGTGGCGACACGCTGGGCGATGAACGACAACGCGAAGTTGATGAACCGCAGTTCCCCGATGCCCGGCTTGATGTGGGAGAGCGGCCAGATGTATCCCGGCTTCCTGTGGAAATCGAGATGCACGAACGGCCAGCCATTCGCCTCTGCCCAGAACGGGATCGGCCACTGCACCGCACGGAACAGTCCCGGCGGCACGCCGGTCGCAGGGTCCACCTGCTCCTCCAGCGTGGAGGGCGGCATGTTGAGCGGGAACGGGATGCCTTCGCAGACGACGATGTAGCAGTTGTCGCCCACCGAATCGAACGCACCACGCAGTTCCGCAGGAGCGTCCTTGAGCCTGTCTCCAAGACCCGTCTTGCTCCAAATCTTCCAGTAGGTGACGAGTTCGTTGCTCTTGCCGACACGGCGACCCTTGTAGGGGTAATCCTCGTCGGTGAATATCTGGTCGTCCGCCTCCCGGTCGATGGGCTTCGCCCCCTCCAGATGACCCTTCAACTGGTCGCGGTCGAGCCCGTACTGGCGGGCCACAACGTCGATGGGGTGAACGCAGCGACGGGCGCACCAGAGGATGTCCTCGATCTCGGTGGCGTCCGGGTCCATCGTGAAGTTGTCCACGCTGTCCGCAAACGATCCGACGATGTTCACGCCGGAGCCGGGAAGCGTCACCAACTCCGTCCACCACACGCCCATCCCCTTGATGATGGCCTCGTCCACGACGCGGCGGCTGTGCGTCTTGAGGTCGAGTTCGTTGGGGGTGTAGTTGAGATACCGCTCCATGAGCAGCGAGACGGTCTTGCGAACGTCCGTCCGCTGCATAGTCTCCTGAGCGGCCTGCTGGTACAGCATCGCAGACTGCTCGTCCATCACCCCGATCACCTCAGGCGTGATGAAGGGGTACTTGGCGGGCGACACCTGACGCACCGGGTTGCGGTGGTAGATGACGCTGCCAAAGAGTTTTACGGCCTCGAACACACGGTTGCACTGCATTCTGAAGGCGGGTGGTGCAATCGTGCGGTTGTAGCCGTACTCGTGACGGGCGTAGGTGTCCTTCCAGAACCAGTTGTGCGGGCCGTCAAAGAAGCACATCGCCTCCTTCGCGTCTTCCGTGAAGGGGCGCTTGTGCTTGAGAGACAACTCAATCTTCTTGAGCCAGCCGGTCGCAACTGCCCGGAGGGCGTCCTCACCCGTTCTTGTTTCCACCGCTTTGCTTCCTTGCAATAGCCAACTGCTCGGTCATGCTGGCAACCTGAGCCATCATGCTCTCCAACTTCTTCAACTGGGCCGTCTGCGGGGCGTACTCCCAGCAGCCCCACACCCGCCACTCGGCGTTCTCCTGCAAGCCGGGATCGTCCCGGTGGCGAACGCTGGGCTTCTCTTGGAAGCCGGTGAACGGCGTGAACACGAGGATGTTCGCCGTCTGCACGCCGGGACGCTGGGACACCCACCCGACGCTCGGCTCGTTGCACGAGAGCGGGTCGTTGTACCAGTACACGCAGTCACCGATCTTGAGGGGCGGCGGGCTAAAATGTTCGGCTTCCATACTGTGCTCCTGACTGGGGGCCTAAGAAGATGAAGTCGTCGGCTTCTCCGGCGAGGCGCTTCTTGCGCTTCCGCATCCACTCGACGTACCATGGTTCGGGACCAGCCTCCACCTTAGGCTTGTGGTATCGAGGTCGATAGGCACACAGGTATTCGAGACACTGGCAGGCGTGGACTTCGCCGCGAGTGTTGGGCTGGTCGGTGACGACGTACGTGCCGCCAACCAGTTGGGTCTTGTGCTTGTACCGCTTCAATTCCCGCTCCAAATCGGGGCAGGAGTGCCGCAGGACACGCAGGGTCGGGGTGCCCTCCGGGCGGATGTGCAGGTAGTTCCGCACCGCCGACATGCGGGCCGGGATGTCATCGCACCCAGCCAGAAAACTGTGCCCCGTCGTCTCGCTCGCCACCCCCTGCAACTTGAGTTGCTCGGTGTACAGTTCGACGGGCAAGCGACCAGACCCGATCTCTCGCAGTCGTCCGCCGTGCATGTCGATAAGGAAGGCGTAGAAGTTCTGCCCCATGCACTTCTCCTTCATCTTCTCCCCGAAGACGATGGCGTTGCAGTTGCGGATGTAGAGTTGGTCGTAGACGAGCAGCATCGACTCGTCTGGCGGCACGGCGGCGAACAGGACGCTCGTGACGGCATGGCCCGGATCGACAGCGGCGTAGCGGCACCAGTCTGGCGGCACGACGTTGTTCTCAAGCGACCCCCTGTCGTACCCATGCACGTGCATGGCGAACGTGGGGTAGCAGAGGATCGAGTCGCTGATGAACTCGCCCTCGCTACGCATCCGCAGCACATCCGCCCCAAGCGCCGACCACGCCTCAATGCGCTTCTGCTTCTCGGAGTCTGGGATATGGGGGTTATCGAGAAACCTGAGCACGAACTTCACGATGCTCGGATTCTCCACGCCCTCCTCGACCAACTTGTCCGCCCGCTCCGCAAGGTTCTGGAGCGAGTCGTTCCGCGAGTGCGGCATAGCCGACCACGACAGCACTCCGCGAAGGTCGGAGAGGCGGGCCTGCATTTCGGGAACCCACGCATCGCCGTTGTTGACGTCCTCGTCAATGTGGACACGTGAGGCTTTCCAACCCTGAGGGGGCTCTCCCTCTGACGAGAAGAAGTAAATCTGCCATCCGTTCGTCAGTTCGCAGGACTGGATGTAGCGGGCGGACTTGAGAACCCACGACTTCTTCTTCACCATGCGTGGCGGAATGAGGGGAGGGGCAGGCTTCGCCTCCTTCTCACGGGCCGCATCGGTGACGGGGTTATACGCCCGCCACTCTCCGGTCTGCTCGTCCTTGATGATCTTGAACGCACCCGCCATGAACAGCATCGGGTAGACGACGAGCCCGATGTGCTTCCAGTCCTTGCCGACGATGGCGAGGATGCCGTCCTTCTCCGGGTACTTGCCGTACGGGTCTTTCCCGCACGCGGCACGGGCATCCTCTACGAACGTGCAGAGACTCTTCCCCGAGCGGTTGCCGCCGATGACGAGAATCTCGCTCGCCCTACTCTGGTGAACCAGTTCCTGCTGCGGC